CTTCATACCGCTGTAGATGACATTGCTTTTCAGTCCGTTCAGACTGACAATCTCCTTATAGCGGCTGCCGTTGCCGAGATACTTCCTGGCAATCGCCCAGAGGGTGTCGCCATGCACTACGGTATGAACGCGGTAGTCCTCGGCGGGTTTCGTGCCAACCACGATAAGTGCCGAGGTTTTGACCGGCGACATGATGGCGTACCTGCCGGACTCATCCTTGTTGATGACGGCACGGTCGCCGCTGACCTCGACCACATACCAGCGGAGCTTCTTTACCCAACTGGGAATAGCTTTGCCGTTGTAGTAGGTGCTGCCCGTGATGGTCACAAGGTCACCAGTCTTAATTGTGCCGGAGGGCTTGGCCTGTTCGACCGGCTTCACCTCGCTGCCGAGAGCTGCCGTGACCTTGGATGCCAAATCGCCCATGCGGGCATACATCCAGTTGCCGGGGCAGGATTTGTTCGCAAACCATCTGTGGACGGTCAGCACCATCTCGTCAGACTTCGGGG